TTACCGCCATTTCGGCTGACGCGGCGGCGCATTGGCCTGGATCTCGTGCAACGGCGCGTGTGACCCGAGCAGCTTCTTCAGCTTCTTCTCCTCCGCCGGTCCAATGCCAAATTTGCGGCAATGCTCCGCAACGTCATGCTCCCGCGGACCAGGAATGCGAACTTGGCGATTGTTCATGCTCTTCATGTCTATTTCCTCCTGAAGAGGATAACAAACAGGCGGCAGTTTGGTTCGTTAGCAAATGCTAAAATTTCGAAATATGTTGGTTGAGCTTCGGCTGCAGCAATATATCACATCGGACACGTGGAGCTTTGCTGCGTTTACTTGCGAATGTCCCGTCACCTGCTGGATTGCGAGCACCGGGATTGATGATCTTGCTCAACTGATCTTCAACCAATGCCTGAGCGCCGCAACGGCGCCGTCGCTGGCATAGGCGACAATCCCGCCGGTCGTCAGGCCGGCAAAGGCGATCAGCCCTGAGATGCCGTAGCCGATCGATTTCATCCGTTTCCACTCCTCGAGCGCCGGGCCGACCGTCTCCTGGTTCTTCTCGACGGTTTCTTTGAGCGTGCCGATCTCGGCGCGGATCTGGGCATCGGCGCCACCGCTGATCGCCACTCTCGTGTCGAGATGGGCGATCTGCCTTGCCTGCTCGTCGAGGCGCTTGTGGATCACAGCCCTGGAATCATGGGCATTGGCCTTTTCGTCGCTCATCTCCTGGCGCAGCAGCGTCACATTTTCCTCGATGCCGGTCAGCCGGCCCTCCACGCGGCCGAGCGCGCGCAGGATATCGTCATTCGATGTCATATCGGCACCCTGTCACGAATTGAATTTCAGCTTTTCGGATTGCGCAATGCCGGCGGCGATGCGGTCGACCATAACCGGGTACGGGTGCACGCCGTCAGACGTCACGCTCGGCCGCACGACGGACCCGACCGGCAGCACCGCAGCACGTACCGGCGATATCGTCAGGACATTGCCGGCGATACTTGCGATTGTCGTGGTCGAAATCCGCGCCATGCCATCGGGTCCGGCATAGGTGTTGATCTCCTGCTCGGGGCGAAAGAGGCTCGCATCCGCGACCTCGATCGTCGAATAGGTTGCAACACCGTCTGTCCCTGCCTGCGTGGTGACGGTCGTGCTGGCAAGCTCCAACATGCCCGGCCAGGCGCCGCCCTTCACACCGGACGCCCAGGCAGAATAGGTGTCGATCGCAGCGTCGCAGCATGCGGACGTCCGCGCCATGATATCGTCATGCAGACGCCATTTGCCCGATGCATCGGTTCCGTCTGCCGGCCAGGTGTTGTTTGCTGAATAGCTCTGGAAAGATGCCTGCAGATACAGGTTGCTCGCCGTGATCGAGCCTGTTGCCGGCGAAGTTGCCGATCCCGCGAAGCTATATGTGAAGGTCGTCGAGCCTGTGACGGTGATGACGACATTTCCGTTGTACTCGGTTTGCGTCGCGCCCGCGATCGTCACCGTCTGACCCGACACCAGACCGTTGGTGCCGGAAGAAATCGTCGCAGTGACCACCGTTCCGACAGAGGTCAAGGTGACGGTGCGCGTCGTCACAGTGCGGCCGATCGGCGGGAAGGCCACGATCCTGACGCCGGCATATTCCGTACGCAGGCGCCCGATGAGGCCGCGGTAATTCGTATTGAACCAGGTGCTGTAGGATGTCGAGGTATCGTTCTGGCCCATCTGGTTGGCGATGACGGTGAAGGGCAGCTTGTTGCCGTTGAAGGCCTTGATCTCGCGGATGATATCCCTTCGCCGGGTTGCGATGGATGACCCGGATCCGGTGTATTCGCGCACCGATCCGGCGCCCGGCATGCCGATCAGGCAATGCGGGATGCGGCCAGTGCCGCCGTCCTTGTCGAGCCAGCGGCGCAACCAGCCGAGATTGCCGCGGCTGTCGGCGGCGGAGGAATATTCCTGGCGCGCCTCGCCGATGCTGTCGACGAAACCGAGGGCGACCGGCCTTCCGTCCCAATCGCCCCTGGCGACCATGAAATCGGCGCCCCAATATTGCGGCTGCGCCTGCTGGCCATAGCTCACATCGAGGGCGGCGGTGCTGTCGGCGAGCGGCGTATCCTTGAAGGCAAGCAGCGTGTCGAGATCGCCGGCACCCCAGACGCGTTCGCCGCGATGCTTCTGGATGCGATAGACCGGCCAGATTTTGTCGCCGACGGCGGTGTGATAAAACAGCCAGATTTCGATTTCGCTTTCCGGCGCGACATCGGGAATGGTCAGCTCGTCCGTCCAGGCGCCGTTCGTCTGGTCGGCGACGGTCACCGTGCTCAGCCCCCCGAAGCTGCATTGGTAGAAGATGCCGGCGACGCGGATGAACATGGCATCGGCGACGACCGAATTGCCGGGCGCGCCGATCGTGCCGGTGACGACGGTTTCCTGCGGCGAGTTTCCGCCCTCCGTCGAGGCGAAGCCGGAAAGGTGGAAACGGAAGGTCCGCGTCTTATAGGACGGCGTGCCGACGACGATCTTGCTGCAGACATAATTCGTGCCGGCGGCGGCGGTGACAATGCCGCCCGACGGCATGCGGTTGCGGGTGGCAAAGAACATGTAGCGGTCGGGATCTCCCGCAGTGCCGCCCACCCCGCTCAGCAGCGGATTGGCAAGGGCAAGCGAAATGGCGTTCATCATCGGCGTGTTCCGTATCCGCTGGTGAGGTCGTCGTAGAATTCGACTGTGCGTCCCTGGCGGGCATTGGCGCGGTCGAGCGCCTGGCGCTCGCGGGCGAGGATCGCAATCAGCGGCTCGCCTTCGAGGACGGGCGCATGCGCTTCCTGCCTTCTCAGATCGTCGGGCAGCGGCGGCAGCACGAGGCCGGCCGCCGCCGTCCCCTTGGCGACCGCCGCCTGGTTCAGGCGCTCAGTGGCGGAGCAGCCACTGACGATCAGCAGCAGTGACAGCACAAGCGCGGTTCTTTTGCGAAAGCTCGAGTTCATAGGATCGGATCTCGTTTTCCAATGTGTCCCTGGCGGTCTGCTCGGCGGCCTTGGCCGCTTCCAGCCGCTTGCGATGCTCTTCGCCGGCGCGGGCGGCCGCATCGCGCTGGCGCTCCATCTCATCCGCCCTGGCTTCGGCGGCAGCCTTCTCGGCCAGCACGACGTAACCGGCGCGCGCCTGGCGCGCCGCCGAGGGATAGCCGATCGCAACGGCATAGAGGTGATAGAGGATGAGCCCGGCGGCGATGCCGGCGCCCATCTTCAGCGTATCGAGAAGGCCGAACATCAGACGCCCTCCAGGCAGAAAGCGCGTTCCTTCTGCCGGCGCCGCGTCAGGCCGGGAAAGGTGATGCCGGCGGCGCGGTTCCACTTCAACAGCGCCTCGCAGCCCTCGGCCGTCCTGCCCTGATTGATGAGCCGGACCGCGCTCGAACCACAGGCCGCCTTGACGCCGACATTGTAGGCGAAGGATGTCAGCGCCACGAAACGCGCATCCGGCAAGGGCACGCTGACACAGCTTTCGATGCCGCCCGCATAGGACTGAAGCTCCAGCGACAGCAGCGCCTTGCACTGCTCCACCGTCCTGCGATCCCCGGGCTTCACCCCATTGGTGCTGCCATAACAGATCGTCCAGGGCGGCCCCTTTGTGGCCGGATCCGGATAGGCATTCTGCCGCAGCCCCTCGAAGCTGCCAACGAGTGCCACGGCCATGGCGGCTGCGGCACTACCCTTCTGCAGGCGGTTTGCCATTCAATTCTCCTGAGATTTGCTGCTGGAAGACGATGCGCGCGACAATCGCCGCCGCGGTGAGGAGGCCCGACGCCGCCGACATGGCGAGCTGGATGTAGAGGTTGTTAGGTATCCAGGCGGCGGCGACGAAATTGGTGACGGGCTCGAGGACGATGAAGATGAGCGCGAGGACCATGAATCGAATTGACCAGGCGCGTTTAAGCACCTCGCGCCAGTTATGAACGAGCATGCGACTTCCTTTTGGAAAACAAGAAGGCGGCTCCGAAGAACCGCCTTGTTTCCGTTTTCTAAGTCTCGTTATCGTCTCTTGAATAAGAGAGCGGCTCCAACAGGCCTGCGCAAATCAACAGGCCATGGCGGCAGGTCACCTTGGATCACACACCTAACGCGTGCCGGCGATAATTCCCACGAAGATCAATATGATAGCAAGAAGTCGCATGGCTGTTATCGGCTCGCCAAAGAAGATCATGCCTCCAGCCGTCACCGAAGCAAACATCACACCGATGAAGATCGGATAGGCCAGTGACAGTTCATAGCGTTCGAGCACGGCGAACCACGCGAACGATGCGATAAATGTCATCGCATAGGCTGAAAGAACAAGTGGATCGCTCAGGTAGCGAATGATCCTTGTCAGGGCAGTGGCTGAGCCGACCTGATCGGCCAGCACACCAATGCGCCACTTTGTTATGAACTGACTGTACAGCGTAAGAATGACGGTCGGCAGGATCGCCAGAAGCAACTTCATGGCGTCGCGCTCCGGTCGTGATGATTATAAGGAACAGGCTAGAACGCGCTCAAGACGTCGTTGATCATGGAATAGCATGTCCGTAGCGATGCATGTCAAGCACCTCCGGCAGTGTACCCCCAGTCTTTGGCGCCGATCTGATCGTGCAAAAGTTCCATGGCGTCGCGATGCATGTTTGTCTCGATTTGTTCCTCCATGCGACTCGCCGCGGATTAAAATCCGTGTTGGCAGGCCGCGCTCATCTGGTGGCGGACTGATTCGCGACAGTTGATCCCGCGTCGTGCTACGCAACGGCTTGCAACTGCGCCGATGGCCTCTCAGTTGGTAGGCGCGCCTGCGCCTTGTGTTTTTATCCGTCTAAGAGTAAGCGCTCCACAACTCGCTTTCTCAGCTGGCCAAAAATGAAACTTTCGATCGTCACCACACTGTATCGCTCAGAGCCTTTTATAGACCGCTTCATTGAGAAATCGGTTGAAGCAGCAGAAAAGTTGAGTGGGGAATTTGAAATCATTTTAGTCGATGACGGCTCCCCCGATACATCGGCGGCGATGGCACGGGTCATCGCGGAAGCCGATCCGCGTGTGTTGGTGGTCGAGCTATCAAGGAACTTCGGACACCATGCAGCAGCCCTTTGTGCAATCGAATACGCAAAGGGAGATCTGATTTTTCTGATAGATAGTGATCTTGAGGTTGATCCTGGGCGGCTGTCTGATTTCTTCGAGCTTATGACCCGAACGGATGCTGATGTTGTGTATGGCGTTCAGGAATCTCGCAAGGGTAGCTTCGCATCTAGGCATTTAGGCAGTGCATTCTGGAAGATTTTTAATGCTGTCTCAGACGTTTCGGTTCCTAACAATGTGATGACCGAACGGCTAATGACCCGCCGATATGTCGATGCCCTGTTGCAGCTTGGCGATAAGAACCTTTTCATGGGGGGCATGTTTTATTGGCCTGGGTATCGGCAAGTCCCTCTGCCTTTAACGAAAGAAGCGCGAACGACGAAGAGTACATATTCGCTGCGAAAGCGAATTGTCTTGCTGGTGCAGGCGATAAGCTCCTTCTCCAGCGTTCCACTCTTGATAATTTTCTGGCTTGGCATAGCGATATTTGCCGCGGCCGGCGTTTATTCGCTCGTGCTTGTCGCCACGAAGCTTTTATTCCCGGCAACGATCGTTACAGGCTTCACGTTTCTGGCGGTGCTGTCGCTGGTTTCGTTTGGAATTAATCTGATGGCGCTTGGCGTAGTCGGACTGTATATTCACCGGATTTTCCGGCAGGTCCAGGACAGGCCGCGCTACATAGTGAAGCAGGTAACGAGGTATAAATGAGCGCCGAAATCAAAGAAGATTTGGATAGTTATATTGCTGCTTACGGGCAGAGTTTTCCTTTTCACGACGACAATATTGGCGTTCTTCGAGCCTACGCGAAAAAGTTTATCGAGGCCTGCAGAGACCGTCGCAGTATCAGATTGTGCAGTCTCGGCATTGGCTATGAGATTGTCAGTATGACGATCGGCAATGAGCTTTCCGAAGCAATTGACAAGTATGTCATCGTTGAAGGATCGCCTGCCATCATCGACAAGTTCAAAACTTCGATGTCATTTCCCTTCGACGTCGAGATGGTCGAAGCATATTTTGAGGAGTATGCCCCCTCGGAAGGGTTTGATGTGATCGAAATGGGATTCGTGCTAGAGCATGTCGATGATCCGGCGTTGATCGTCAGGCGGTTTGCAGGATTCCTGAAACCCGGCGGGGCGATAATTGCTGCGGTTCCAAATGCGCGTTCACTACATCGGGAGCTCGGCCACCGCGCAGGGTTACTTCAAGATATGTACGCACTTTCCAAGTGGGACTTGGAGCTAGGGCACAAGCGCTACTTTGACAGCTCTACCTTTCGCGAACTGTTCGAAGGGGAAGGTTTGAACGTCAAAAAGGAGCTGGGGCTGATGCTGAAGCCATTCTCGACAGCGCAGTTGCAGTCACTCGATCTCCCCAAAGAGGTTTGGGAAACCCTCTATTTCAGTGGTGATATTACTCCCAGATACGCCTACAGCCTATATATCGAAGCGACTGCTAAAGAATGAAGGGCACGGCTCTTATGGTTGGCGGCGGAGGGCTGCAAGGCCTTCCTGTGCTACGTGCAGCCAAAGCTGCGGGGTGGAGAGCGATTGTCGCGGACTCCATATCGGACAACATTAATCGCTACGAAGCTGACAAGTATTTCGTCGCGCCGCCGGTCGCAGACTTGCCCGGGTTCACGACGTTTTTGCGTGACCTAATTTCGAAAGAGAACATCCAGGCTATCTTTCCCACCACGATGTACGATCTCCCGGTTCTAGCTGAATTGCGACCGGCCTTAGAGGTGCTGGGGGTTCAAGTCTATGCGTCATCACCCGCGCTTGTGGCGATTCTACAAGACAAGAAATTAACGACGGACGAGGCCGGCGGCACATTACCGATGCTGCCCTCCGTTCAACCCGAACAGCATGATTTTTCTTATCCGCTGATAGGGAAACCTAGGCGCGGCTGGGGCGGCCTGGATATTTTGCATCTGGATGATCAAAGACAATTTGAACATGCCGTAACGCATTACTCTTTAGACGATTACCTTTGGCAGAGACGAATTACAGACTTCCGTGAATGGTCGGTCGATTTTGCCATAAGACCTGACGGGAGTGTCTCGCCATTGGTCGAGCGTCTTCGAGTTCGATCCTCGGGCGGATACGCCGTCATATCCGACATCGTCAGAGGTGTTGGCCCCACGAATGCTGCTATGGAAACTGCGAACTGGTTGGCAAGCAAAGGAGGGGTCGGTCTTTTCAACATACAGTTTTTGGAGGATGAAGACCGCTTTTGGCTGACAGATATTAATCCACGGCCGGGAACTTCCTCGGTGTCAGCCTTAGCGGCTGGAGCCAACTTGGTTTACTACCTTCTCTCTGAGGCAAGGCCGCAATACTCCACCAGCGAGGGCATTTTAGTCCGCACCCTCAACGAGACTTTCATCGAAAAGAGCATTTGCGGCGCAAAGGGTGTGATTTTCGATCTCGATGAGACCATCATTGATCAGAAGTTGTGGATGCTCCGGAAGCTCACGATGATGATCGAGAGTACGGCCCACCTGCTCGGCAACAAGGTTTCGTCATTTCGAAACGCTGCGGTTCAGATCATTGATGAGGGACCTTGGGACCGACTTATCGATGTAGCGCTGGCCCGCGCGAATGTCTTGGGAGGTGTCGCTCCCGATTTGATCGCTGCTTGGCGTTTGGCATGGCCTGAAAGCATATCGGTGCATTCCGATGCACAAGGCCTCGCAGAGGATATTGTTCAAAAAGGAATCCCTTTTGCCATTGTAACCGACAACCCCGCTTTCTCGCAGCAGCAGAAGCTTCGTCGACTACCTGCGCCGTGGAGTTCCGCAACCGCTATTCTCACGGATGAACTCAATGCAGCGAAGCCTGACCCAGCAGGCTTCCTCCTTGCAGCGGAGAAGCTAGAAGTTCCGGTCGATGATCTGATCTTTATTGGCGATAGTCCCTGGCGTGACGCATTAGGAGCCTTACGGGCGGGCTATCGCGGCGCGGTAATCGTCCAGCGTGATGGAGCAATGCACAACGCTAGAAGGCAACTTTTTGAGCAATATTATCCCGAGTTTGCTCAGCGGGTAAGTTGGGTGAAAAGCCTTGCCGGCCTCGGTCATTTGGTGAAGCGCGCTGCATAAAATGGCCGACCTGCTCCACTGCAAAGCCACGCGGTCAAGCGTCTACGGCCTTGCAAAGGAAGTCAAACGGCTCAACATCCTGCTGCTCCTTATTGCTGTTACGGCATGGCCGCAAGTCCGGTCCCGTGCCCGTTCAGAATAGGATCAATGATGCTGACTTGGCCGTCAAAAGCGCCGTGAAGCTGGGTGTATTCCGGATAGGGGCCATAACTCATCCACTCCACCGTAACCCCCGCATCCCGAAACATAGTCTCGTCCAAATACACTTTCGCAGAAGGACCCGACAGATAATGTGTTGCTCCAGCCGCAAGGCAGGTCTCGAGGACCCGCTCGCTTCGCGTCCCGCGCGGAGAGTAGATCCTGTCGCGGGTGATCACCACATCCAACTTTAACATTTCGACGACATGCCTGAGGAACAACTCATTGACCTCGGTCAGCAGGTGCAATTTCTCAGCCTGTTTGTAAAGCGATTCGATCACAGGGAGAAAAAACCTGGCGGCTGGTGCCTTCTTATAGGCCTGACGGATCTGGGAAAAATGTGCCTGAACCCAATCGCCCTTGATTTCAACATCCTCGATGGGCTGCCCCAGCCTGTCGCTGGTCATCACAGGAATGGTCATCCAGCGCGTGCCGGTGTCGGTCTTGATCTTGTTCCGATTGTGCCAGTGGCCCTTGCTGTAGGCGACCTGATCATAAATGATATATTCGTCGCAGCGGCCGATGAGATCGAAGAAGCCACGCCAAGGAACATAACTTGATTGTATGATCGCCACGCGTTTCATGGCCGCGGACCTGCCGTCTTTCGTGCCACCACAAAACGCGAGCCGCCGGCCGGCAGGCGCGCCCCGAGGCGGATAAGCTGTCGTTCACCATCCAGCAACAACTCGAACAACCTGTCCACGAACCACGGCAGTTGCAGCTCCCGCGCAGGATCGTGTTCCTTGGAACGGCTGCGCGTGGAGCGCTGGAGCGCGAAAACGGGCAACAGGCTCGTCACAAATGACGTCGAGAAAATCACCTCGAGACCGGCGGCAGCACATTTTTGCTCCAGTTCGCCGCGCCGATAGCGGCGTTTGTGGAACGCGAGATCATCGTTGTGGCTCCAAAGGCTGGGGTGCTGCGGAACAGCCAGCAACACTCCACCGCCCGCCCGCAGGGCCTGAGCCATTTGCCGCAAGACCAGCTCGTCCTCTTCGATATGCTCAAGCACATCGAACGCACAAAGCAAATCGAACTCCTCACGGAAAGGGATGTCGCGCGCATCCATCTGGAAGAGCTGCCCCGCCCCTTGCAATCGCTCGCGCGCATAAGGCAAGCCGTTCAGATGGATCTCGCTGCCGCACAGGACCGCATGCGGAAGAGCCTCCCGCAACGCCGTCAGGACGAAGCCCGTGCCGCATCCCACCTCCAGTGCCCGCTTGCTGTTGACAAAATATCGCCGCGCAAGATCCGTGATCAGGCGGTTTCTGGCTCGAAACCAGAAGCTGCCATGCTGCAAGGCCTGAAGCTGTTCATGTGAACTGCTCGCAAAACCGTCGTTGTCATGGGCAAGAGCGGGCGCAAAGGACAGAAAACCATCTTCCAGGGGCACGGGCGTGTCACATTTGGGGCATCGCCAGATGTCCGCCTCATATGCGGCATCGCACACCAAACAGCGTTTCATTGCGCAAGTTCCAGAACCCGGCTGGAGACACGGGCAATATCTGCCCCGGTCAGTCCGCCATGCAGAGGCAGCCGAAGCAGAGTATCGGCCGTCTCGTTGGTGACCGCCATTGACGATCCCATTCGTCCATAACGTTCACCGGCCGGTGAAGAATGCAGAGGAACATAATGCGTAACGCCCCCTATGCCTTCCGCTACCAATTTGCGCCGCGTCTCTTCGCGACGTTCAAGATTAGTGAAGCGCACATGATAAATATGTCCGTTATGTGCAGCGTCGGCCGGGATTTCAGGAAGGCGCAACCCGTTATGGCCGGCCGCTTTGAATATTGCATCATAGGCATGCCATAGCGAAAGCCGATGCCGGGTCAGCTCTTCGGCGTATTCAAGCTGAGCCAGAAGCACGGCAGCCACCAAATCGGATGGCAGGAAGGAGGACCCCATATCCTGCCAGTCGTATTTGGCCACTTCGCCGCGAATGAACTGGGAGCGATTGGTGCCCTTTTCCCGGATGATTTGCGCTCGCTCGACGAGACCGGGATCATTGACAATCAAAGCCCCACCTTCACCGGAGACAATATTCTTGGTCTGATGAAAGCTCAAAGTGGCCAACTGGCCGAATGTTCCGAGAGCCCGGCCTTTCCAGGAAGCGAGGTAAGCCTGGGCCGCATCCTCCACCACAGCCAGTCCATGTTGCGAGGCGATAGCCAGAATAGGCTCCATCTCGCACCCCACTCCGGCGTAGTGAACGACGAAGATTGCCTTGGTTCTCGGCGTGATGGCAGCCTCAATCAGCGTTTCGTCGATATTGAGCGTATCGCTGCGAATATCGACGAATACCGGCACAGCTCCGCGCAACACGACCGCATTGGCCGTCGACACGAAGGTGAACGACGGCATGATAACCTCATCCCCCGGCTCAAGGCGGAGAAGCATTGCGGCCATTTCCAGGGCAGCGGTACACGAGTGGCACAGAAGCGTGCTGGCTCCATACAGCGAGTCCAGATGCGCATGACATCGCTTTGTGAAGCTTGCATCGCCGCCCCACTGGCCCGAGAGAAGGCATTCGTTGAGATAGAGCGCCTCCTTCCCGATCAGGTGAGGCAATGCAAAAGAGACACGATTCATTCACGAACATCCGAAGCAGCGTATAGCGTCAAAGGCTCGATAGCAAAAAAGCCCCCGCTTTGCGCCCCTAATTAAATTATAATCCACATAAGACAAGCGATATTCCGCCATGACCGCGGACATAGGCCACAACGTTCGCGACGATACATTTTTCTATTAAGGGAACCGCTTGGTTTGCAAATTTATATTAAAGAACCGTTCGGTTTGCAAATGGTGGCTTAACCGAGGCCATTTATCAAGCTGTGCAAGGTCGGCAACCGAATCACACGCGTTGTTATTGCATCTGTCCGCCGATCCCATTCATTGGATTAAACCGTCATCTTCGATAGCTCATTCGACTTTGACGTTCGCTAGAAACACAAATAATGACAGAGCCCACAACCCGATATCGACATTTTTACGGAAATGGATGTCACCCGCTTGCCCAAGGAAAAGCATGAGATGCGCGCCATTAAAGGCCTTATCGAAAGAGCTGAATTACAAATATTTCTCGTTTACTCCGCCGCCCATCTTCCCATCTTTCTTTTATCGAGCGCGCGATATTGGGATGATTGGAGCCTTTCCGGCGCCAGTAAGGAAATGCTTATTTCTGTTTTTACGCAGGCGGGATTTCCTCTTCTCGGATACTACCATTATGCCGTCCAGTTGATCGGCTGGTGGCTTTATTCTTTCTCAACCTTTGCGCTCGGCTACCTCATCATTCATGTATTCTATCTTATCTTGAAATCTTTCGATTTCTCAAAATTCGACGCAAAAGCGCTGGCTTTTCTCGCGGCAACCCTACCCATTTACTTTGCCAGAATTGCCGCAATAAACAATCCAGGACTGTTTTTTCTACTGATATTCGTTTTTGCGTTATATATATACCTAAATTCAGCAATTAATCAAAATATATATACTGAATATCTCTCTTACGCTTTATTTATTTTTTCGTTTCAGTTCAACGCTCTTATACCGTCGTTTCTATTGGTCTTTTTCATCGCTGCGTTCCTATTTTACAGGAAGGCCGATGCCTCAACAGATCCAATTCATCATAGAAGCTATTTAAGCAAATTCGCATATTTTATAAAGAGAACCGCGGCAATTGTGCTTCTGCCCTTCCTTTACGCCATAATACAGCATTTCTTATTCAAGAAAACCGGCATGTTTGCCGCCAACTACAATATCGTCGACATCAATTTCGGCACGATAATATCAGAAATCAAAGTAATAATCTTGTATTCACTTCCATATGATGGAATATATATTGGAAATTCGGTCGCCCTAGCGATATTTTTAGCCGCATCGGTCATTGTTTATTTGGTCAGACCAAATTCTGCGGGGAGCGGCACAGAGACCGAATGCAACGGAAAAGGTTTGATAGGCATCGGGGTCGTACTGTTGGGTCTGGGAGCCTCGGCCTATGTCTTGGTTGGGAAGGAACCTTCCTATGCACCTTGGATGGCAACCCGCTTTCAAGCGCTGCTCCCGTTCGGCGCCGCCTTTTCTACCCTGGGTCTTTTAAAGATCATCTGCGCCGTTTTCCCGGCGAAGAATCCCGATAGGCGTCATCGGATGAAAGTGGCCTCATTTGCCGGCCTGATAGCGGTGTTCATTGTGAATTGGTGGTTTGTTTATGCCACTTTTTATGTCGACCACCTGCGCCAGGAGGCTTTTGCCGACACCATCAAGAACACCCCTTCCCTGCAAAGCCGCAATTACGTGATCCTTGATAGATCTGGCCTGAACGCATTCGATACAATGCCCGGACTTGGAGAATATGCCGGGCTGCACGAAGCCGCGACCGGGAAACACGATGCATTGATTTTGGATTATGCCTCTATGACAGCATATGGGGGCTGGTCTGGATTTGTTGGCAACTTCAAACGGTTCTTGGGAGCGTGGTCGAAAGTCGAAGACGCGGCGCTTGATGTCCCCGGCTGCCTATACATCGTAAATCGCGGATCCGAGGTGCAGAGCAAGTGGTCCTATGCGGTCAGTGTTTTTATCGTCAAGATAACAGACCCTGAACGCTATTCGGCAAGGCATCTCTTAAGTCTCGATGGCCCGTATTGCCAAACGCCCCGGCAAATGTGACTTAGCGCCCTGGTGTGGGTCCAGATTTCGATGGTTTCTGCCGCACCTTAAACAGTGTTGCGGTCCCCCGGCTTGACCCCATTGGTGCTGCCGTAACAGATCGTCCAAAACGACGTGGCACGACCGCATCGATGAAAGCCTATACAATCCGGATTTGTTTCAAGCGCGGTATTTGACAACTTTCGCAGGGGATCCCACCGCAATTGCGTAGTCTGGGATGTCACCCGTAACGACAGAATTTGCTCCGATCACGGCGCCGGTCCCTATCGTGACGTTCATCAATATTTTGGCACCTGCCCCAATCCAGACGTCATCACCAATTTCGACAAAGCCGATTTCGGCCTTCTGAAGCCTGATCGACGTATCGCGTCGCATGCCGTGCCCGTGATCGATGATCTGGACATCTGAACCGATCAGCACGTCATTGCCTATCGATACGCGATTCTTGGCAGTGATGATGTTCCGGCGGCCGATGACGGTATTGTTTCCGATAAAAACCTTGGGCTCAGGCATCGTGAGTTGAAAAAAGGAATAGTCTTGAATCGTGACATTGCTTCCGACCTCAAGAACTGCGTGCTTGACCATGCGAAACTCAGCGCTACGCTTAACAACCAGGTTCGAGCCGGCGCGGGTGAAGTAGCGAAATCGCTTGTAGGCGGTAATGAGACGCTGAAGAATTCCTCCGCGGTTCCGGTACGATGCCTTATCGGTTGCCATGACTTCCTCCTGGTTCGAGGGTCATTAGCCCACGACGTCGTCTATTGCCAGTGATCGCGCGCATATATCCCCGCCAGAAGCTTGGACACGGCGTCCGTGCACGGAAAACGTGGTTACGCAGTCCTCCCACAGAGGAAATAAAAGCCATCGGTCCAAACCCAAAGATTTCCGGTCGAGCCGCCAGTTACCTGACGAATCTGCTTGCTTGTGTTTGTCCAGATATCCTGCGACCCGACTGCGAAGCTGCTGGCGACCTGAATTACCCCAACATTCGCACCGTCATTACCAACACCCGCTGCAAGCGTTCCTTGAGCAGGATCCGATAACAAGGCTGCATTAGTCGCCGCTGACGAAGTGAATTCAAACCGAAGCTTGGCCTTGACCTTCACTCCATTTGGCACGGTAAGCGCCAAAAGAGCCGAAGTGGTCGAAACCGCCATGCTGACAGCGTCCTTTGCCGGCGTGACGAAGGTGTATTCGTCGCACGGGTACATGACAAACTGCCGGATAAGCGAGCTTGCATCCGTCAGCACCACGCCGATGCATTTGACGATGGTATAGCCGGTGAGCAGCGTCGTGGTGACGCCGGCGATCGTGGCCGAGGTCGAGAGCACCACGTCGAAAGACAGGTCGGCGTCCTTGCGCAATGCATAGGCGAAGTATGTCGCATTTGCTGCGACGGCGCCGGCGTCGAGGCCGCCCGCCCCCGTTCCCGCAGCAAATGTTCCCGTCACGCGCTTGGTGAATGAGGCGGCGGTGGAAACAAAGCTCGGCCCCGATCTGGCGGAGCCTGCGGAAAAATCGACGTGGGTGGTTGGGTTGGCGCTGTTATTGGAAAGGACGAGCCCGACGACGAAATCGCCGACGGCCGAACTGTCCGCTTTGCTCTGGATTCTGGCGAAGAGCTTGTTGGTGAAGAAAGCGGCGCCGGAACAGATGATTTCGACGCTGTAGCCGTCTTTGAGGACAAGCGTCGCCGCGCCATCGATCGTCTCCAACCCGTTTGGGTCAATCGTCACATCGCCTCCATCGGCAATGATGCGATAGTGCCAGTTTGCCCCGAGCGTTGCCGCTGCGGTGAGCGTGAGCGTGGCGGCCGAGGTGAAGCGGTGGACGGCGTTGTCGTCGGTGGCGAGCGCGGTGTAATCGCCTGACTTCGCCGCATAAACCGAGGCTTTATCGAAGGTGATGTCGACGCCGTTCTGGGTGAAACCCAGCACTCCGCCGCCCTTGAGATAGAGCCCGGTCTGCGGGTTCGAGGCGAAGCCGACGCCCGGCGCCGAAACCGTGCCGCTTGCGGCCTTGAGTGGTGCTGCCATCGGCGCCGAGCCGTCGCGCGGCAGCGAGTTGGTGATTTCGTTGCCGAGATCGGTCGTCAGCGCATTCCATGGCGCCGGATCGATGACCTGGCCGACGGAAGGGGTCGTTCCGGCGGGTTTCGAATAGACGCCGGTGGATGGGTTTCTGGGCATTTAACTTAGCTCCGAATGGAAAAGACCCCGCGATTGCGAGGCCATTGGAACGTCTTGCTATTCGTCTGCAGCCGTCGCGGTGTCTGTGCGGTCGCCGCCCGGGCTTTCTCGCATTGCTGCCTGGGAGCCTCGATCGGCTACCAGAGGCCGCTTTGCCCCCGAGCCAGGAGTGCACGCACGAGGGCGGCCCCCTGCCCTTCGCGGGTTTGGTTCATCGTCTGCCGCGGATTGCGAGAGTCCGGCCGCGGTGTTGAAATGGACGGGTTGTCAGGCAGGGCGAAGGGATCGGCAGCGCCGTCCGTCTGGTACTGCGGCAGAAAGCTCTTTGCTCTCGCAAGCCGGTTTGCGACCTCCTTATTCCCCGGCTCATCGTAACCGTCAAATTGCCAGGCTCTGTTCATCAGGCGTTGCGCCTCCTCGAGCGATTGAGCGGCGTTCAGCCTGGCGATCAGCCGGGGGTCCTCCTGCAGGAAGAACTCGGCCTGTGTCTGCGGGCTGATCGCCCCCGGTTTTTCGCCCTTGGCGGCAGCGAAGTCATAAAGCGCCTGCAGGCGGGTATTGCGCCACGACATGATGGCGCCCGATCTGCCCGGCTTTCCGCTCTTGCTCGGATCGGACCAGGAGCCATTGGCTCTCTTGGCCGAGAACTGGCTTTCGGACTGGCCCGTCGAGGCGATGGCCGCCAGACCGTAAGGGTTGGTGACCTTGATAATCGATCCATCCCGCTGCTTATAGCCGTTCTTCACCGTATCCATGAAGCCGTTGAAGACATCGACGTCGACGGGTTGCTGGCTGGGAGTGCCCCTTGTCGTCTGCCGGTCGTTGCGGTTGGGTCTCGGTGTCGGAACGGGCACGTTGCCGGGCGGGGCGAAGGGGCTGGCGGGTGGAGCGAAGGGATCGTCGCCGGGCTGAGCGGGCGACATCGCCGGCTGCTGGCGGCGCTCGTCCGTCGTCAACTGCGAATCGGGATATTCCGGCCTGGGGCTGGGAACTGGCCCGGTGGCAGGCAGGGACGGGAAGGCATGAGCCACGCCCTTGGACTGTGCTGCGATCGCCGCTTCAATCATGCTGTCGGGATAAAGAGCGCCCGATGTTCCCTGCTCCTGTGTGATCAGGGCCCGAACGAACTTCTTTGCCATGGCCGGGTCGTTCAGGCGCAGATCGTCGTCCGGGCCAATGCCCATCATTTGCGCGACGTTGGCAGCCGCCGTAAAAGAGTCGGGCGTCCATCCCCTTTTTCCAGCGATGATCTGGTTCGGCGTCAACATGCCTTCTCGATACTTCTTCATGATCTGCCAGACATTGTGCTCCATGCCCGCTTCCGGCGTGGCGTAGACGACTTGCGGATCGCCCTGGTCGGTGTTCTCGGAAGGGCCGATGATTCCTGGCCTACGCTGCCCGGCGTACTTGAGATTGGTGGGATTGTTGTTGCGCATGCCGGGCGGCAGCTCGGCGCGACGAACGGGATCGGACAGAATGGTCTTAAGCTCTCCGCCATCATTGGCGGATCCGGCAGCCCCGCCACCGGCAGCCGGCGCCGCGGGCTGTTGGCGGCGCTCGTCCGTCGTCATCTGTGGATCGCGGTATTCCGGCCCCTGCGTCGGAATGGGCACGTTGGTCGGAGCAGGGACGGCATGCGCCGTCCCTGCGTTCTGTGCCGCGATCGCCGCTTCAATCATGCTGTCCGGATAAAGAGCGCCCGATGTTCCCTGCTCCTGTGTGATCAGGGCCCGAACGAACTTCTTTGCCATGGCCGGGTCGTTCAGGCGCAGATCGTCGTCCGGGCCAATGCCCATCATTTGCGCGACGTTGGCAGCCGCCGTAAAAGAGTCGGGCGTCCATCCCCTTTTTCCAGCGATGATCTGGTTCGGCGTCAACATGCCTTCTCGATACTTCTTCATGATCTGCCAGACATTGTGCTCCATGCCCGCTTCCGGCGTGGCGTAGACGACTTGCGGATCGCCCTGGTCGGTGTTCTCGGAAGGGCCGATGATTCCTGGCCTACGCTGCCCGGCGTACTTGAGATTGGTGGGATTGTTGTTGCGCATGCCGGCCGGCAGCTCGGCGCGACGAGCGGGATCGGACAGAATGGTCTTAAGCTCTCCGCCATCATTGGCGGATCCGGCAGCTCCGCCGCCGGCAGCCGGCGTCGCGGGCTGTTGGCGGCGCTCGTCCGTCGTCATCTGCGAATCGGGATATCCTGGCCCCTGCGTCGAAATAGCCACGTTGGCCGGCGGCGCAGGGACGGCATTTTCGCCCGGCTGATCCGCCGCGATCGGCTGCTCACGGCGACAGTCGGTCGTGACTAGCGGATCACGATAGGGTTTGGGCGTAGAAACGGACGGGTTGTCAGGCAATGGCGCGAAGAGGCCGGCGCCAGGCTGAGCGGCTGGGGCCATAGGCTCTCCGGGGGCACCCTCCGCCGCCGCGGGATCCGGATAGAGGGGTCTCTCGCCGGGAATGGGCGGGTTGTCAGGCAGCGGCGGGAAGTCGTCGCTGCCAGCCTCGGCGTCTGCCGCCTGCTGCTCCTGCTTGCGGATCGCCAGCCCGCCCATCAGCGCCTGGACGAGGCGTGCGGCCCCTTCCCAGGGGGATTTGACGGGCCCTGTATCCATGCCCTGCTGCAGCATGGCGTAGGCCAGCCGCTTGCGCTCGTCGCCGAGGTCTTCCTGTGTCTTGCCGGTATTGCCGCCGAAGTTGGTCGGGATCATGCCACTGCCCTTTCGTAGTCGACGCGGTCGAAGCCGTCTGCGTGGTCGGACACGGCGTCGGGATGAATTTTTGCTTGGGTTCGTCGGACACGAGGCCGATCCAGATCGGGCCGCCGTCCTTCTATCGATGGAGAATGTCTTGCTTCAGCCGCCGGCCCGGTTCATCGGCTTGCCGCCGAAGAACAGCGACAGGAATCCGGGAAAGGACGCCGGTGCGGAAGACGCGGCCGCCGGCGCGGCGGTCCCTGCCTCGGCTCCCGGCTGCTGCTCCTGCTTCTGCTGGCGAAGCGCCAGGCCGCCGAGCCCGCCTTCCGCCAACCGCGCCACCCCTTCCCAGGGAGATTTGACCGGGCTCGTATCCATGCCCTGCTCCAGCATGGCGTAAGCCAGCCGCTTGCGCTTGTCGGTGATCTCGTCCTGCGTCTTGCCGGTATCGCCGCTAAAGAGAAAGTCCATCATGTGACCGCCCTTTCGTAATCGACGCGGTCGAAGCCGTCCGCGTGTTCGAACACCGCGTCCGGATGGGTCTTGCGGACATCGTCGGACATCAGGCCGAGCTGCATCGGGCCGCCCTCCTTGTAGCGGAAGGCGTAGACCGGCAGGCCGTTTTCCAGCGTGCCGACGCGTTTGATGTCTTCCTTCAGCCGCCGGTCGGATTTCATCGCCCAGCCGCCGAGCAGCGATGAGCCGAGGCCGAAGAGGCCGCCCATCGCGGCGTTGGACTGGGCGACCTGGCGGTCGTAGAGGCCCATTTTCTGGTTGAAGTTCTCGTTGATGAGCCCGGCCTGGTCGACGTTCGGCAGCTGCGTCGTCGGCGTGTTGACGTAGTTCGGCTGATGCACCTGCGAGCCCGACATCAGCGCCGAAATCTCGTTCAGCGGCTGGTTGCGCTCGGTCAGGATGGCATTCTGCGCATTCGAATACATGTCGCCGAGATACTGGTCGGAGGCGGCCTGCTTGCGGGTGGAAAAATCGCGCATGGCGTTGTCGTAGGCCGCCGAGCCCATCGCGATGCCCTTGTCGGCCAGGCTCTGTTCGAGGCTCGCCTGGTCGCGGTTCCATTGGTTGTCGAAGCCCGACTGCCAGTGGTTGTTGACATATTTGTCGACATTGCCGGCGCTGAGATCGACATTGGTGCCGAGGATGCCGGAGATCTTGCCGGTCTGGTCGTTGGCGAGCCTGGCAAGGCCGAGCTGCGTCTGCTGCGTCTGGTCGTAGATCGCCTGGTTCTCGGGCGAATAGGTCTGATAGGCGGAATAGACCGGCAGCTCATAGGTCTTGCCGTTCTGGTCCTTCATAATGCTTTTGCTGGTGACCTTGTATTCCAGCGAACCATCCGGCGTGTATTGGTTGGTGTGGCTGAGGCCGGCATTGGCGATGGCGGTGTCGACGTTGGTCGCCGTCTGCGCCGCTGCGGTCTGGGTCGGATCAGGCGCCTTCGGGGCCTTTGGCGTGGAGACCATTGGGAAAATCCTCTTTGATGATTCCGTAAAGCAGGCCGTCGCAATCGCCGAAATAGAAGCGCTGGCGGCCTTCCGGCTGAGCGCCGAGCCGGCCAAGCAGCTTCTGCGCGTTGGTATTGTCGGCGCGGGTGCGGCAGGTGGCGCGGCGGCAGCCGAGCTGGCGGGTCACATAGTCGAACACCGCCCGCATCAGCGTCAGCGACAGCCGGTCGGCGGCAAGCGAGACCTCGACATCGTGCCCGGTCCAGACGTTGAAGACGAAGCCGGCGATGATCCGGCCGCGGTCGATATGGGCGAGCGTGGTATAGGGCGGGTGGAATTCCACCCCGATTCTGGCGCCCACCCAGGCGGCGATCTCGGCGCTGGGTTCGCAGACGATCAAATCGGCGCGCCCCTCTCGTAAAGCACCGAGCCGCCGACGACGGCGGCTTCCGAGACGGAGCCCGACGAGCCGGAGATCAGCGCCCGGATCGTCGGCGCCAAGGCCGAACCGGCGCCGCCGGCGGAGGCGAATTTGCGCACCAGCGAGATGCCGGGGAATTTCGACACACCCCAGACCGCCGTTCCCCATTTCGCCGCCGCACTGTTCTCGACCGACGACAGCAGCGCGGTCGGCACCTTGGTCTGGTAGTCGACCGAAATGCCGCCATACATCAGCGTCGACACGCCGATCTGCGCCGTCACGCCGATCAGCTTCGAAAGCTTGGTCGAGAGCCCGTCGCCGAAGCGGCTCCAGGCGCCGACCATCAGCGCGTCGATCGCCGCGCCGTTGTCGTTGGCCCCGACTTCCGCCTCGTATAGCGTGCCGTCGGCCGCGCCGAAAAACAGCCGGTCCTGCCACGTCGCCCAGCAGGAGGCGGGCATGCCGACGAAGCGGCACCAGGCGCCGGTCTCGGTGTTCATCACATATTGATAGGGGCCGAAGGAGGACGGCAGGTTGACAATCGCCATCTGCCGCGCCGGAAAGCTCGCAAGCTGCCATTCCTGCGAGGTCGTGCCGGTTGCCGCCACCGTCTCGCGCCAGGTCGGGCCGATCCTTGACGTAATCGCCCCGAGGCTGGTGGCCCCGCGGTCGAGCTGCACCGCCTTGGTGATCGGCACGATGCCGTCGGTCGTCATGATCGCCAGATCGGCGCCGACCGACAGCAGGCAGCGGTCGCTGCCGAGCGGCCGGCCGAGCTTGAAGGTGCCGATCAGGCCCCAATTGGAAGCGCTCGAGGGATCGGATCCCTGGAAGACGATCACCTCGCCCTCCGAGGAGATCAGCACCAGGCATTGCTGCAGGCCGGTGGACACCGGGATCGTCCACACGTTGATCGCCACCAGCGTGCCGCCATATTTCATGGTGCCGCCGACCGGCAGAACGGTGGCCGCGCCGCTGACGGCGTCGGTCGCGAGATACCAGACATTGGTCGAGTTCTTCTCGATGAACCAGAGCCGCGAGCGATAGGCGGTGACGGCGGCAAGCAGCGAGGCGTCCGATATGCCCGTGATCATCGTCGAGGCGACATAGGGCGTGGCGACCGAGCCCTTTTCCAGCTGCGCATTGGTGACCGTTCCCGTCACGGTGACGACAAGCGTGCCGGCCGCCGGCGTGAAGGAGAGCGACACGCGGTTGCCGGCGCCGGTGCCGTTCAAGGTGCCCGAGAAGGCGCCCGAAAGCGTGACTGCGCCGGTGCCGAAGAAGCTCAGCGTATAGGCCGTGTTGCGCACCGCGACATTCTGGGTGGCGAGTGCCGCCGTGCCCACCAGGAAATTATTCGTCCAGGAGGTGCCGTTGAAGAGCAGCGGCGTGTCGAGGCCGTTGACGAGGCGCAGGAATTCCTGGCCGGCCGGGTTGGTATATTGCTGCACCGACCAATGGGCGCTGGCGAGGCCCGAGACGACGGGCGCGCTGGCCGCACCGCCGACCGTGACGTCGAAGATCTTGTCGCCGGCAGCGGCAAACAGCCGGTTGGTCACGCCGGAATAAGGAATGACCGTCTGCACGTCGGCGCCAAGACCGGTGGAAAAGGCGAGGAAACCGTAGCGGGCGCGCACCCGGTTTGCCTCGGGAAAGAAATTGTCGAGCTGGAAGGCGGCGTCTTCGGGCATATCGGCCATCTCGACATCGGTTCGCCAGCCGCCGATCGGCGCGATCCAGTCCTTGCCTGGCGAAACGCGGCGGGTGCGGCCGTTCGGGGGAAAAGGCGTGCGGGTCATGGGGTCTCAACCGTGATTGTGCCGGGCCAATAAGTCTCGGGCTGCCCCCTCGCCGGCAGCGAGAGGTCGACAGGGCTTGCGGCGCGATCGGCGCCGATGGCGGCTTCCTTGGTTCGTTCGAAGCTTACGAGCTCCTCGCCGTAATCGAGGCCCTTGGCCCGCTTCCAGCGCCAGATCAGCGAGAGCTCGAGAAGCTCTTCGGGGAAGCGGGCCGTATCGGTGTCGTTGGCCCAGTTGCCGGCCGCGGTGGCGCCGCCGTTCACCGCCACCCAGAAGCCTGAGATATAGGCATATTCCATCGTCTCGCCGGCAACGCTCGGGTAGATGTCGAGCCTGCCGCCGGCCATGCGCCAGATCTGCGGCACCGGGTTGGCGGCGAGGATCGTCTGGCGCTGCCAGCTCTGCGGCTCCACCGGGCCGTTGAGCGACCAGAGGCGCGAGACGTTCCAGATCCTGGCATTGGCGGCGAAGCGGTCCCAGTCGCCGGGCGGCTCGTCCGGCTCCGGATTGGCGCCGGTCGCCTGGAATTGCCGCCGCACCATCAGCGCCGACCAGTCATGGGCCCGCATCAGGTCGCGGCCGGCGCGGGTGGAGAGGATGCGCAGCTGCATGATCTGCGGATCCGCCGAGGACATGACGGCCGTCGGCGGATCGAGGTCGATCTCCGCGCAGACGTTCTGAATGATGGTCAGGAGCGACATGCGGGGGATCTCCGGTTCAGCGCAGTTGCTGTGGGGGTCGGTGAATTGGCTTGGTTGTGCCGTGTGGCCCCCTCATCCGCCTGCCGGCACCTTCTCCCCGCTGGGGAGAAGAGACAGGTGGCGGCGCCTCGATTCTCCCTTCTCCCCAGCGGGGAGAAGGTGCCCGTAGGGCGGATGAGGGGGCGGCTTGTATCAGCGCTTCATTAGGCCGCCGGCCGGCTGCGACTCTTGCCGCCCTCGCCTTCCTTTTCGAGCGCCTCGAAGCGCACAGCCATTTCCTTCATCTGCGCCTGCAGGCGGTTCACCTCGTCCTTCAGCCGCTCGTTTTCGGCGGCAAAGGCGGAAGCGGCGCTGGAGTTTTCGGCGGTCGCGAGATAGGCGCGGGCAGCCGCGGTCAGCTCGTTGGCGCCCATGCCGATCTTCTGCTTGGCGGTATCGGAAAGGGCAGCCAGCTGCTCGACGGTATAGATATTGACCGCCTCCAGCTCCTTGATCTGGCTGGGCTTCAGATAGGGCCATTGCGAAAGCGGCGTGCCGGTCAGCTGCTCGCGGGCGGCTGCACCCTCCTTGAAGCGCTTATAGGCGTCGGCAAAGCGGAGCCTGTCGTTGTCGGTCACCTCGCGGTAGACCTCGGTGTGTTTGTCGCCGGCAATGAAGATGCGGACAAATTCCTTGTCGGCAAAGATCGGCCGGCCCTCCTTCTCGGTCAGAAAGGTCTGCTCGACCGGTTCGAGGCTGAAGGAGGCGTAGATTCCGGTGTTGTCGGGCATGTGCTGGTCTCGCTGTTGATGGCGGGGAGATGGGAAATGGGCGGGGGAAACATCTCCTCTCGTCATCCCAGGCCTTGTGCCGAGGATCTGCTACGCATCGGCCGGCAGCAGATGCTCGGGACAAGCCCGAGCATGACGGAAGAGAAGTGTGCAAGCGTTGAAAGTAGCCATGGCGGGCGCCGAAACGCCCGTTGATTGCTTCGCCTTTAGTTCACCTTCGACAGAAACGGCCGCATCAGCGTCGCCTCGAGCACGCCCGTCGCCGTGATGGTGATACCCGTGCCGTTGGCCGTCGCATTGGCCGAGAGCGTGATGCTCTGGACGACGCCGTTCGGGCTGTAGGTGATGCCCGAAATCGTCGTGCCGCCCGCAATCCCCGTGCCGGAGACGGCCGCGCCGATGAACGGGCCGGAACCGGCATTCAGGCCGGCAAGACCGGTCAACAGGCTGGAGCCGTTGACGGTGTTGGCCGTGAATGTCTGGTTGGCGGCGGCGAAGTTGACGTTGGCGATCGCCTTGGTGCCGACGGTTGCCGAGGCAGGGGCACTCGCCTGGCCTGCGGTGGTGGTGGTTTCGGCAACGACGAGGGCCGCCGTTGCGCTCGCCACCTGCGACGGCGCCTGGCCGTTGCGCTGCAGCCAGATGTAATAGGTGCCGGCGGCCAGGGTGATGGCGCCGACCGGGCCGCCGGTCAGGGTCGGCGGCTGGGCGGCACCGGAAAAGACGCCGCAGCGCTGGCCGACGACGGCGCCGGCCGTGGTCAGCAGCGAAGCGACATAGTCCTTGGTCCACTGGAACCACTGACCGGGCTGAAGGGTCGTCTGCGACGCCAGCACCAGCTGGCAATAGACCCATTCGGCTTCACGATCGCCGCCGGCAACCGCGCCGAGGGCGAAATTCGGCCCGGGAATGCCGGAGCCGGAAACGATCGGGCCTTCGACGACGAACGGGTTCGCGCCAAGACGATCGGACTGGATGGTTGCGATCGACATTTGCTTGTTCCTTTCGTTCGATCAGGCGAACAGCACGCCCTGCAGGAAGGCGTTGTTCATGGTGAGGTTGCCGGCGAAGCCCATCAGCTGCACGAAGGCATCCTGATTGGTGTTCATGCGTTCGTCGCCGATCGGGGCCATGTCGCGGTCGCGATGCGGGCGGTAGAACAGGTATTTGGTGTTGAGGAAGAACATCTGGTTGGCAGGCGCGCCGCCGCCGAAGCCGCCGTCGAAGATCACGTCGGCGCCCATGTATTGCAGCGACTGGAAGCCGGCCATGCCCTTGTCGGCGGAGGTGATGCGCTGGATCGCCTGCAGCGATTCCCAGTAGAGGCGGAAGAAGTTGTTGTCGGCGACGACGAGATCGGGGGCGTCGGAACCGCGCACGCAGGACATATAGAGCCGGTTCATGTAGCTCTGGATGTTGGCGTTGGTGGCCGCCGCGCCGCCATCGGCCGAGGCGGAGAATTTCTGGTTGCGCCAGAAACCCCAGGTGGCGCGCGAGATGCCGCCGACGGTGCCCGAGGTCGGCGAGGTCGAGATCAACAGCTGCAGGCCGCCGATCTGCCGGCCGCCATCGGCCGTGCCGTCGGAATAGCAGTCGAGCGCGATGTTGTTCTTCAGCGTGGTTTCGGCGTTCTCGATGCGCTGCTCGAGCAGGTCGAGGATCGCATCCTCCCCGGAATTCTGCAGCTGTTCGAGGCCGGACATGGAGACGGCAACCGCGGCCTGCTTGAGGTCATATTCGGCGGCAGTGATGACGTCGGAAGGCTGTACGTTCAGGATGTCGTAGCCGGAATAGCGCTTGAAGGTGCTATTTTCCTGGTACTCCAGTTCCTGGACGATGGTGCGGCCGCCGGAAATCGGCTTCTTGCGGCCGCGGCTGTTCAGACGGGTGAGAAGACCGTTGTTCTTCGTCACGTCGTCGGCAACCGTGCCGCTGCGGTTGCGCAGCGTCGTGGTGACGATTTCAGAGAGGTTGGGGGAAATGGGCATCGATCGTTCCTTTGATCAGACTTGGCCTTTGATCAGACTTGGCCGCGCGAAAAACGCATGGCGTCGCGCAGCGAGTCGCGGATGGAGGTGGGCTGGCCTCTTGCCGCATCGCGGGTCGGGCCCGGCGCGGAAGAGCCAGAGATGGATCGCGAGGCGCGGCGGGCTTGATCTGCCGCTGCGGCCCTCTGGGCATGCTGTGGGTGGACGAAGGCCGGCGCAGTCTGGCTGATCAACTGCTGGCGAATGTCCGGTCGCATCCAGCATGCGGCGTCGTAGGCGTCCTGAAGTGTCGATGCCCGCCCCGCATTGATGAGGGCGACCATGTCGTCGAGAACGTCTTCGGCATGCGCATTGGCCGGATCGGAAAGAAAGGCATCGACCTGAGTTTCGGTGTCTCTCTTGCGCAAAACATGTTCGACCGTGGCCTCGACATTGACGGGACCTGCCTGGCGCTGGAGCTCACGCCCCGCCGGCTGGCGATGCAGGGCCTCCCCCCTCTCGCCGTTGACCAGGGCGTGCAGATTGACGCCTGCCACCTTGGCGACGTGGAGGACGGTATTGACGGGATCGCGGATCAGGGCGTTTTCCCAGTCGATCGCCCGGCGCATGACATCGGCATGGGTCATGCCGGCCCGGCGGACGATCGGGGTGAATTCTTCCAGCCCCTTGTAATCCTGCAGCACGCGGAAGCCGCGATCGACTTCCTGCTCGCGCTTGGCGATCGCCGCCTGCACCTCGCTCGGCAGGCTGGTGAACTGCGCCTTGGCCTCCGCCGACCAGCCGGGCGGAACCCGGTTGGCCACGGCGGCCGACTGTTCGCCGCCCTGCCCCCGGCTCTGCGCCTGCGGCGTCTGCTGCCGGTCGGCAGCGGCCTGCTCCTGCCCCTTGGCGAGGAAACGGCCGTTTTCGCCGTCGCGCGGCTGGGTCGGCATATCGTCCGGGCCATCGCCTTCGACGGTGTCGATCGCCGCTTTCAGGCTGTCGCGGATGCTGACCGGCCTATCATTGACTGAATTGTCGCCGGACACATCAAAGTCGTCGCTGCCGTTGCCGGCTTCGTTGAAGTCTTCCATACCCATGGGGAAAGTTCCTATTTCGGGGATTGATGCCCGTTAGAGCTTTTATGCATGTCGTTATCCCGGAACCGCTGCACACTTCCGGGCGACATGCATTAGGCGTTGTATTCGGCGTGGACCCGCCGCAACTCGTTGCGGATCGCCTTCCGGTCCGCTTTGGGTTTTTCGATCGGCTGCGGCTTCTCATTGCCGATCTCGACCACGCCTGCCGCCCGATAGGCGGAACGCAGCTTGGCCTTCGAGGTGTAATGCCGGCCGTCATGCATCGACTGGATCTCGATCGTGTCGCTGACGAAGTGCGGCGCCGGCAGATCCGACCGGGCCAGGGTCTGCGCCGGCAGGCAGTTGTGCGGCCATTTGTCGAGCTGGTGCCAGCCGCCGCAGACGCGGCAATAGCGTTCTCTCATGCTGTTGCTCCCGGCAAACCTATTGGTAGAGGGACTGCGCGGCGCGCATCTGGTCGATCGCCTGCGCCGCCATTTCACCGCGCGCCTGTTCGGCTGCGGCACGGTGCTCGATCTCGGCCTGGGCGACGCCGAGCTCGGCCTTGCGCTGTTCGGCGCCGGCCTTCACCTCGGCCGTCTTCAGCTTGAGCGTCTCGCCGGGCGAAGGCAGCGGCTCGGGTTTTGGCGCGCTGGCCGCCTGGGAAAGCTGGCCTCCCACCTGCTCCAGCATGCTTTCCAGCTGACGGCCGGCCCGGAAGCCGCGGGCGGCAAAGAGCAGTGTTTCGACCATGACAGGCACCAGCATCGGCGACTGCTGCGCCATGGCGCCGGCCTGCTGCATGAAGCCGCCGACCATCTGCACGAATTCCATGCGGCGCTGCTTTTCGGCGTCCTCGTCGGGCTCGATCGTCGAATCCGTTTCGATCTCGATCTGGAAACCGCGAATGCTGTCATTGCGCAGCAACTGCACCACCTCGTCGATCGTCGGCCCGCCCATCATCTGCTGCAGCTGCGGCGGCATTTCCGGCGGCGGCGGTGCGGGTTGCCCCATCTGCTCGGCCCACATCGCCGTCTGCTGCGCCGCCATCTGCATCTGCTGCATCTGCATTTCGACCTGCTGCTTCTGAGCCATACTCGGCAGCTTGATGCCGCTGACCAGCATCAGCGTTTCCGGCTGGAACTGGTCGCAGATGATTTCGCCGGCGAGGCGGATGATGTCGCGGGCAAAGCGGGCGAGCTCGGCCTGGCGGTCGCGGATGCGGATCGAGCCCCACTGGCTCTTGATCCGCTGCGCCGTCGCCGTCTCCGACGCCTGGGTATCGCCGCGCACGATGTCGGAGATGCCGGTGATCTGGTAGACATCCTCGATCAGCTGCTTGCGCGCCGCCATGCAGGCGACGATCACCTTCTGCACCTCGTCGATCGGCAATGTCACGACTGCCTTCGAGCCGCCCTTGTCGGTGAACGCCGCCCATTCCGGGATCGGCACCATCACCATGTCGTTTTCCGGCCGCATCGCCTTCTCGATCGCCGGCGAGATCGCGCCGTCGCCGGAGGGGTAAAACACTTTCAGCCGCAGCTGATCGGTCAGCTTGTTGATGCGCTTGGTCAGCAGATCGATCTCGTCGCATTGCTGCTGGTAATAGACATAGTCGGGAACCGGGATCAGCGAGCTGGTCGACACCGTGCCATAGGCCGGGCGCGGGCAAGGCCAGAAATGCGTCAGCTCCAGCGGCGGCTCGGAGACTTCCAATGCGACGGGCGAACCGTCGGCGATCCAGACGGTGTAATTCTCGCTCTTGCACCAGATTTCCCAGACGTGGGTCTTGCCCTCGTTTTCGGCCCGCTCGGCCTGGCTGGCGCCCTTGCCGCCTGCTGCCGCCTGCGCCGCCCCGGAGGCCATCGCCTCACGACCGAAGCGTTTTTCCATCTCCTCGTCGGTCATCGGCACGCGCCGCGCCACCCAGGTGACGTCCTTCCAGCGCCGCGCCGGCGAGTGCAGGAAATCCGACCAATGAACGTAATCGATGCAGACGCGCTCGTCGGCGATCGCCTCCATCGAGGGGCCGCCCATCTCACCGGGCAGGCCATCCGCCGGCGGGTCCGACGGCGCCACGCCCATGTCGAGCGGCTCGAAGTCGGCTTCATAACGCAGCCACACCGTGCCGCGGGCGCAGAGCAGGAAATCGTCGCGCACCGCCCGCATGATGGAATCGAGATCGGCCTCGTCGCCTGTATAAGCGAGATTGCGCTCGACGATCTCGGAGGCGATGCGCGCGACCGGCTCGGCATCCTTGAAGCGGCGCTCGACCACCGGCTGCGGCATCCGGGCATAGACGGCCGGCTGCAGCACCGCGGTATTGGCCCAGAGCATCGGAAAGCGGCGCTTGGCGGCGCTGGTCTGGTCCGACTGCTGGTCGAGATAGATCTTCTCGATCTTGACGCAGCGGTCGTGCCAGGACTTGAAATAGCGCTGGGCGCGTTCGAGCTCCTGCTGCCAATAGGCGCCGACCTTCGCCGGATCCCAGCGCTCGCCGCCCTCAAAAGCCGTTATCTCGTCTTCCATCAAACACGCTCGCTGTATTCAGGGGTGGCATCGGCAAATTCGTTGAAGGTCATCGTCTGGAAGGTCGGCAGCGGCTTACGCTCAGGCTTCAGCGGTTCCGGCGCCAGGCCGGTGAAGATGATGGCGAGACCGCCGAAAGCATCCGCCCCATGCGAGGCCCAGTTGTGCAGTGGTTCGTCGCGGAAGACGCCGAGATCCTCGTCCCAGTCCTTGCGGTAGTTGCGCAGGCATTTGATGCCGTCGGCGCAGCCGGCCTGGTCGAACTCGACCTTGGCCAATATGCGCCGGGTGCCGTTGATGCGGTCATGAACATAGGCGCGCTCGACCTTGCGCACCGTGCCGAGACCGCGGGCCCTGACTTCCGTCAGCATGATTTCGATGCGGGTCATGCCGCCGCGCGTCCATTCCCTGACCTTGATGTCGTGCGGCATGTTGTGGACGCCGTAGACATAGCCATTGTCGCGTGCGCGCCGCTCGAGTTCGTCGAGCATGCCGTCCATGCCGGTGCCGGTATGCTCGAAATAACCGATCATCCTCACCCGGCTGGGCAGCACCTGAAACAGCCAGACGCTGTTGGCATCGTCCATGCCGATGTCGGAGATGGTGTGGACGGGATAACCGTCGACATGCGGGAATACCCCGATGCGCTCCTCGGCGTCGGCGATTGCCATCTGATCGGCGTAATAGGCGCCTTCGACGCTCGCCTCAAAAGCTTCGGCCGGCGTCGAGGGATATTCGCGCTTCATGTCGCCGAGCTGGATCTCGGCCTTCTTGACGTACCAGGCCTTCTGGCCCGCGGTCAGGTCGATCCCCTGCTCGGCAAGCTCGCGGAAATATTTGGCGAAGGCGTCGCTGATGATGACGCCCTCGGGCGCGATCGCATAATGCGGCTCCTTCCACCAGGGGAAGAAATGGAACTTGAAGTCGAGCTCGGTCAGCTCCAGCGCCTGGCGGTGCTTGACCTGGGCATCCTCGCAAAGCGAATAAAAATGCCCCTCCTGGCCTTCCGCCGTGCTTTCGACGAAGACCAACTGGCCGGCCTGCACCGTATTCAGCGCGCCGGTGCGCACCTCCCGCGCCTTGTCGGGATATTTGGCGCAGAGCTTTCCATATTCCGAAATGTGAAGGTATTGCAGCGTTCCTGAACGCAGCGAGGTGCCGACGCGGATGCTCGAATTGTTGGCAAGCAGCAGTTCGGTCTGGTTGGTCCTGACGACAGGCACGGCGTTGCGGATGCCTTCGGGCAGGTTGTCATAGGGATATTTAATCTTGTCCCGGAAGATCGTCTGCACGTCGCCGAGCGTATGGGCGATGGTGCCGGCCCTGATATCGCGGTTGAAGACGCAGGCATCGAGCATGAAGATCTGGATGAAGGTGGTCAGCCCCAGCTGGCGGGCCTTCAGGAGCACGTTGAGATAATGCATCTCCTCGAAGAAGGTCATCTGCATCAGGTTCATTTCGAACTTGACGCGTTTGCCCGCCTTGTCGGTGATCCAGTAGAGATTGTTCAGCCGCCAGCGCCAGTCGGAAAACCGGTCAACCGCCGTTTGGAAGTCCGCGCGTCTTGCCATTGATATCTTCCAGCAGTTGCGAGACTTCGCCGGCGACACCCTGTTCGGGCTCGATCTTGGCGCCGTATTTCTTCGGCCGCAGTTTCTCGGCGACCCATTGGCGGGTGGCGATGCGCAGCTGCGAGCGGCGGATCGCCTCGCCATTCTCCTGCCAGCCGGTGGTTTCGCCGCTAGCATTCTTCTTCTCGATCCAGTCATCGCTGCTGTTGTCGGCAATCTCGACCAGCTCGTCGACGAAGCCGTCGGCGAGGATCTCGCGCGCCAGCGCATAACGCGCCCGAAACGCCGCCTTGTCCTCGTCGGCGAGCCAGGAGAGCACCGTCGATTTCGCCGGCATGGTCTCGTCCCGGCAGATCGACCGCAGGCTTTCGCGGTCGGCAATGCGATCACAGATCTTCTCGGCCAGCGCCTGGCTGAACTTGGTCGGTCTGCCCATCGGTCCGCGTCTGACAGCTCAGAACAATGCGACGATATTCGACGCCGTCGTCCCGGTCAGCGCCACGATCGCCGCATGAACCGGCAGGATCGTCCCGGCCGGCACGCTCTTGAAGATCACAGGATCGACGTCGCGCCGCGGCGCAATCGCCACATCCCCCGCGGTGCCGATATAAAGCGCACGCGCCCCGACAATGGCGCTGTCATTCGGTGTGACCACCGCAGCCCGCGAGGCCGGCGCAATCGAGGCGTCCAT